GGTCTCAAGCAGCTTATAAGCCTTCCGGCTCACCAGCACTACGTTGTCCGATGCCATCGGCCTGGACATGTCCCTGCGAACAATGGCGATGAGCCTGTTGTCTTTGGGGTAGCTGTGCCTGTCATAGATCAGCGGCAGTCCCAGCAGTGGGCACCGCTCGGGGAACAACCGATCCCCGTGATGCTTGATGAGCAGGTCCTCGGTGTCGAACTTGCCATACCTTGCGACGGTGCCAGACCCCCGGACAACGTCCCTGCTATAGGCAGCACTCTTTGCACGTTGTACCTCGCCCACCAAAGCACGCCACCGTGGGTCATGCTTGTACTCGGCAGGCTTCGCGCGGCCTTCGGCCTCGGTGCCACCCATGGCGCGACGCACCACAAGAGGGGACACCTCGAACAGTTCAGCCACAGCGGGCACGACTTGGAACCCCTCCAGGCCGCTGCGCTCCATGATCTGGCGCACGGTCTCACGCAGGCCCAGATCCCTGATCTCGGTCCACACGTTGTTGGGGGTGACCTTGTGTATGGTGTCGATGGCGCTCTGCACGGTGTGCACCGTCAGGGGGTCCAGGGCTGTGATGTCGGTGGCGCCTGCGGCGCCCTGGAGCAAGGGTGTACAGTATTCACACAAAGCATAGGTGGTGCCTGCAATGAAGTAGACTGTGCGGGAGCCGGGTGGGGTGGCACGGGGCACGGGCTTGTTGTGCAGGGTCTTGGGCACTTGGGGGTGGGGGCGGTAGACCCAGCGGGGAGAGCCTGCGGGCTTCGCCCGCAGAGCCACGCGTTGGAGCAGGGTGTCGATGTCGGCGTGCTTCATTTGTAGAGTGTGAAGGCTGAAGGGACGGCTATTGTACCACAAAAACGGACTCGGATGCGGGGGGATGTTCGGGAAGTTCCTATTGTTCGATTTATATGCGAATTTTAAGTGGTTGATGGGGCTCAGGAAAATGGCAAATGTTCTGTAAAACTCTATGTTCTGGAAGTATGAATAGCTCCACGGCAAGTAAAGAGACTTACATCTCACTAAATATCACTTCTCCCCCTATATATTCTCACTTATATGAAGTTGTATTAGGGAAATCCTTACCTACCTACCTATATTCTTTTTAAAAAATAATAGAACAACGGAACAAAAGCGAACTTCTCTTTTGAAATCAAGCACTTGCGTGCTCGCGTACCCACCGAACATGGCAGAACAATAGGAACATGCCACCCGCGTGCTCGTAAGGCTGCTCGCGGACTCGTTTGGGGACCGGATCTCAGCGTGCGGGGGCGATGTTATACAGTGTATAACATTTGTAGAAATGCTTTTCGGGGGTTCGGCGCTGCCCAGGCGTGCGTTGTGCGTTGCGCTCGCGTACAGGCGCGGCCTCCTCGCGTACTCGCGTGCCGCTCGCGTGCTCGTTGACATCCGGTCCCGACCGGGCACAAAAAAGCCCGCAGGGCGCGAACCCTGCGGGCTGTGTGGCAAGCCCCCGAGGGGGCTGCTATCGTCAGGACTTCCGGACCCTGCGCATGCAGGCGATCATTTCAAGCCCTGCATCTTTGAACCTATCGACGTCCGCGACGTCAACCATCTTCGTAGCTGCCGCAATCCATCCCTGAATGGTCACGATAGGGTCGTCACTAGCTGCCGGCTTATCGTCGGTCTTTGCCCCCTTAGGCTCCCGCTTTCTCTCAATACCGTTCCCACGATCGATGTAGTATCGGATTCGATTGATATAGGTTCCGTCCACCTGTTGCATGTATTCCCTGCGCTGAGTCTTCAGAACATCGTCGTCGATGTCACGCAAAGACTCACGGGACAAACCAAGCAAATCAGCTACCGTCCACTTTGTCGTACCCTTAGGGTTGTCTGCGCTTATGCTACCGGGCACCACCGTGGAGAATATCATCCCCTTTTTAGATGCGCTGATACCCTGGATGATGAAGCCCCGGACCTGATCGTAAACCGATTGGTTGAACGTATTATTCGGATATTTGTCGGTAGGCTTCACCAACATTTCAGATACCAGCCCCATTTTTGCTAGCGCTTTGCCAGCCCTAAGCCACTTGTCTTTTGCGGTATGTTCTGCGCTAGCAGCATCGGAAAGTACAGCGCCAGCCGGGGAAAGGTCGAATTGCTTTTGCGACATGGTATATGCTCCATTGGTTTGTCGCCCCTAGTGCGTCTAGGTCCGGTAGGATTCTGTATCCTACATTCTAGGTAAACCAGTGTTTTTGATGTTAAACACCGTATAACAGACCCCACCCATCCCCGACCCCCCGCTGGCAGTTTGGAGTCCCGCGCGCTCGCTACGCTGTATTCCGCACAAACGAAGACCAAAAATTATGAAACCACAAATCCCTCATTAACACTATACAAAAACTAAGAACCACTAGAGACTACAAACCAGGAGACCACTAGGGACTACAAAAACTAAGGGAGGAAGGGGGGTAGGGGGTACCGAAATAGGAAACCACCCCCCAAAGGGGACCCAGAGAACCTACCCCGTCAATGGGACCCAAAGAACCGTGGTTGACGCGAGACTCCCCAGTGCAGTAGTATTGGGGAACGCCAAGGTGCGGCGCGGGAAGCCACCATCCATGATCGAAGCTCCACTCGACGATTTCATCCCCCTTCCGACCGGTGCAAAGACTCTGAGCACTGCCGAATACGCCACCCTTCGGGCCAAGGCTCAGGCTGCATGCCAGACCGCTTCCGTGCTGCTCGACGAGGGGTACGAGTCTGAGCCCCCGCAGGCAGAAGCCCTGCGTCGCCAAGCGGCGGATGTGCTCAAGTACGTCAACGCAGGTCAGGCTGCTCCCACGCAGATCATGACCTCTCCGGAGGGTGCGCTCTACATCGACCGGATCCTGACGCAGTACGACATGGAGGTGGTGCGCGACGCCAAGCGCTTGCGCAACTACGTCACCAACAAGTTGATCTTGGAGACCGAGAACCCCGACGCCAAGACGCGCATGCGTGCTCTGGAACTGCTTGGGAAGGTCAGTGACGTGGGGCTGTTCACCGAGCGCACGGAGATCACCGTCAACAACCGGTCCACGGTCGAGCTTGAGAACACACTGCGGGATAAGCTGCGCCGCCTGATGGGCGCGGACACTGCAGAGGACGCCACCATCCTGGCTCCGCCCATCGAGACCACTGCTCCTATCGACGTTGATACAGCTTTGGCGGGGCTGGAGTGAGTACAACTCTGACCGTGCCGGAGATCCAGACCCTGATGGCAAACATCGGGAAGCTGACTCCTGCCGAGCAAGAACAGTTGATGAGCGTTGTGGAGGAGTTGGAGCGTCGAAAACATGCAAAAGCATGCAGAGACGACCTCCTAGCCTTCTGCCAGCACATGGATCCAACGTACATCGTTGCGACCCACCACAAAAAGCTCGCAGAACTGCTGACCAACATCGCCTACGGACACAAAGATCGCATTGCAGTGTCCATTCCACCCCGGCACGGGAAGTCCCACCAGATAAGTACGCTGTTTCCGGCGTGGTTCTTGGGCAAATTCCCCGACAAAAAGGTGCTGATGGTGTCCCACACGGGGGATTTGGCCGTAGATTTTGGTCGAAAAGTGCGAAATATCATCGCAGACCCGAAATACGCGTCCGTTTTCCCCGGAATCAGCCTCGCACAGGACTCAAAAAGTGCCGGAAGGTGGTCTACGAACCGTGGAGGTGAGTATTACGCCTGCGGTGTCGGCGCTGCCCTTGCTGGACGGGGTGCTGACCTGCTTTTAGTCGATGATCCACACTCGGAACAGGACCTTTTGGCAGGAAACTTCGAGGAACTTGAGAAAACGTATCAGTGGTTCGCTTTCGGCGCACGTACTCGTCTGATGTCAGGGGGCAGAATTGCAGTGGTTCATACCCGCTGGCACCAAGATGACCTGATTGGGCACCTCGTCAAGGACGGTGCCAACAATCCCAAGGCCGACCAGTACGAAGTCTTCGAGTTCCCGGCTATGTTGGAGACCGCCAGCGGGCTCAAGGCCCTCTGGCCTGAGAAGTTCGATCTGGAAGCCCTGGAGCGCACCAAGGCGTCGATGCCTGCGTACCAGTGGAACGCACAGTACATGCAGAACCCCACGGGTGAGCAGGGTGCGATCATCCAGCGGGACTGGTGGAGGCCGTGGAAGAAGGACTCTGCACCACAGTGCGAGTACCTGATCATGGTGCTGGACGCAGCGGCGGAGAAGAACAACCGTGCCGACTACACAGCGCTGCTGACGTTTGGTGTATTCAGTGACGACGAGCTTACCAAGGGCGAGCCGCATATCATCCTGCTGAACGCCATCAAGGTGCGTGTGGAGTTTCCTGAACTGAAAGATCTTGCCATCCGTGAATGGAAAGATTGGGAACCTGATTCGTTCATCGTTGAGAAGAAGTCCAGTGGTACGCCGCTGTATCAAGAGCTTCGTCGCTTGGGTATACCCGTGCAGGAGTTCACGCCACACAGGGGTACCGGGGACAAGGTTGCACGCATAAACGCCGTGGCCGACGTGATTCGCTCCGGTATGGTGTGGTACCCCGAGGGACGGCGGTGGGCTGAGGATGTGATCGAGGAGTGCGTGGCGTTCCCGTTCGGGTCCAACGACGACCAAGTGGACTGCGTATCCATGGCGCTTGCGCGGTTCCGCCAGGGTGGGTTCATCGGCCTGCCGTCCGACTATCAGGACTACACTCCAGCCGCCGCACGCCGCACGGCGTACTACTGACCCCCCAACACTGCAATGACCGACTTCTCCGGTGCCAATCAGCTTATCGACCGCCTCACATGGCAGTTGAAGAACTCCGGTATGACCGGGGACGTGCGCCAAGCCGCGTTGGACATCCTCAAGAGCCGGGGGCATGTGAATGACAAAGGCGAACTCACCGAAGCAGGCAAAGCCCGCAACGCCATGACAGCCGAGGAGCGAGCCTTGGACCGTGCCAAACGTGCGGGGCGTACAGGGTCATTGACCTACAACCCCCAGACCAACCGTGTGACGCGTCGCTGAGAGCGACGTACTGGAGCCCACCATGGCGACAAATATCGACAAAGCCCTCCTTGCCAGCCCCACGCCGCTGATGGGACTTGCCAACGAACCTGCCATCGAGATTGAGATCGAGAACCCGGATGCTGTGACCGTCGGTGTAGACGGCATGGAGATCACCCTGGAGCCTGGGAGTGACAGCCCGGAGGACTTCGATGCCAACCTCGCAGAGTTCATGGACGAGGGTGCACTGCAGACGCTGGCTGGGCAGTTGATCAGCGACGTCGATGAGGACCTGCAAGGGCGCAAGGACTGGGAGAGGACGTACTCCGAAGGGTTGAAGCTGCTGGGGCTCAAGGTCGAGGATCGCACCGAGCCGTGGTCGGGCGCCTGTGGGGTTTTCTCCCCCATCCTCACCGAGGCGGTGGTGCGGTTCCAGAGCGAGTCGATCACCGAGACGTTCCCGGCACAGGGGCCGGTGAAGACCAACATCATCGGGAAGAAGACACGGGAGAAGGAGGACGCTGCGGCGCGTGTCAAGGACGACATGAACTACCAACTGACGGAAGTCATGACGGAGTATCGTCCGGAGCACGAGAAACTGCTGTGGAACCTGCCTATTGCTGGTTCGGCGTTCAAGAAGGTCTATTACGACCCGAGTCTGGAGCGGCAAGTGTCGATGTTCATCCCGGCTGAGGATGTCATCCTGCCCTACGGTACGTCGGAACTGTCGTCGTGCCCACGGATTACGCACAGGATGCGTAAGAACAAGAACGACATCACCAAGCTGCAGGCAGCGAAGTTTTACCGGGACATAGAGCTTCACGAGCCCGGGAAGGACATCACTGAGATCCAGAAGAGCAAGGACAATGAGACAGGGTTCTCCGCGTCCTACGACGACCGGTACCTCCTGCTTGAGGTGCACGTAGAGCTTGACCTGCCTGGGTTCGAAGACGAGGAAGACGGTGAGCCCACGGGCATTGCGCTGCCCTACGTCGTCACGATCCTGAAAGACACCCAGGAGATCCTGTCCATCCGCAGAAACTATCTGGAGGATGACCAGACGCGGCAGTCGCGCCAGCACTTCGTGCACTACCAGTACGTGCCCGGGTTCGGAAGCTACGGATTCGGCCTGATCCACCTCATCGGAGGCGCGGCCAAGAGCGCTACGTCGCTGACCCGGCAACTGGTGGATGCGGGCACGCTGGCGAACCTGCCCGGGGGCCTGAAGAGCCGGGGCCTGCGCATCAAGGGTGACGACACTCCCATCGCTCCGGGCGAGTTCAGGGACGTGGACGTGCCCAGCGGGACGGTGCGTGACAACATCATGCCCCTGCCCTACAAGGAGCCCTCACAGACGCTCCTGGCCCTGCTGAACGGTATCGTGGACGAGGCTCGGCGGTTCGCAGCCACTGCGGACATGAAGGTCAGCGACATGAGCGCCCAGGCCCCGGTGGGTACCACCCTGGCCCTGCTGGAGCGGCAGTTGAAGATCATGAGTGCGGTCCAGGCGCGGATGCACTTCGCCATGAAGCAGGAGTTGAAGCTCCTGGCCGCGATCATCAGGGACTACACCGACGAGGACTACAGCTACGAGGCTGAGTCTCCCGAGGGCGCCCGGGCCAAGCGCAGCGACTACCGCTACACCGAGATCATCCCGGTGTCGGACCCGAACGCGGCCACCATGAGCCAGCGGCTGGTGCAGTATCAGGCGGCATTCCAGATGTCGCAGAGTGCGCCTCAGGTCTACAACATACCCCGGCTGCACCGGCAGATGCTTGAGGTGCTGGGGATCAAGAACGCCGACAAGCTCGTCGAACTGCCGGAAGACCGCAAGCCCACCGACCCGGTCACGGAGAACATGGACGTGCTTCGCATGAAGCCGCTGAAGGCGTTTGCGTACCAAGACCACGAGGCGCACATCGCCACGCACCAGTCGTTCATGCAGGACCCACGGATCGCTGCGGCCATCGGTCAGAACCCCGCTGCGCAACAGATGATGGCCGCGCTCATGGCGCACGTCGCAGAGCACACAGCGTTCGCATACAGGGCGCAGATCGAGATGCAGCTTGGGGTGCCGCTGCCCGCCATGGATGAGGACGATGAGGTGCCCATCAGCCCGAGTGACGAGAAGGCCATCGCGCCGCTGATCGCTGCCGCTGCACAGCGCACAATGATGCAGAACCAAGCGCAGGCTGCTCAGCAGCAGGCGCAACA